CGTGATGCCGGGGAATGCGACAAATACCGTGTTGCTGTATGCAGTGAGGGTAAGCTGTCTGCAAACCACGGCCGGCCAGGTCACGCTTTATTTGATTAAGCGTTCCAGTGCAGACAGCAGCGGCACGCCGGTATCGATGACGGCGGTTGCGCAAGACAGCAACTCAACCGCAGCGTCGAGCGCGCCTGTTACTTACACCGCCAACCCTACCACCGGCTCGGCAGTGGGTAATGTGGATGTGTATAGCTTCGGGTGCATGGCTGCGGCGACAACGAGCCCGAACGATATTTACATCTCGCCGGCCGACTGGCGCATGAAGCCGATCGTGCTGCGGGGGACGGCGCAACAGGTTGCCGTGAACCTGAACGGCGTGACGGTGACGGGCGGGGCTTTCACTGTTACTTTCGATTGGATTGAAACGAAGACGATCACACCATGAGATTGAGAATCAGATTGGGGATCAGACTTTTTCTGTTTTTCCTTGTCTGCAACGCGCTCGCTTTCGGCGCGCTGGCGATTGATGTGACCAGCACCAAAGACAACACGGCCGGCCACTTCTCGCCCTTCTCATTAACGAGCAATGCGTTCACTACGGCGAACGCGACGGAGCTGCTGGTTGTATTTTTAGGTGCCGGGCAAGCTGGAACCGGGGGAATGCCTGATTTACCCGATGGTGTAATCACAGGGTCGGTTTCAGGGGCGGGTTTGACTTGGCAACTTGCCGTGCGGACCAATGTGCAAGGCGGAACGGCCGAAATTTGGTATGCGCTTGCAACCACCATCCTCACTTCACAAACGGTGACAGCAACGTTGACCGTAACAGGCGGGACTTTCAATCAGATCAGGGGGGTTTCAATCACTCTGGTTTCGTTTACCGGCGCGAGCACTTCAACCGGAATCGGAGCTACGGGAACAGGGAACGCGGCGACGGGTGCGCCGACTGCGAATTTGACCACTACGCAGAATAATTCCTGGGTTTTTGGGGTGGGAGTTGACTGGTCTAACGACACGGCGCGCACGGTCGGATCTGGACAGACGATTGTGCATCAGGATGTTGACTCAACGAATGGTATTACGATTTGGGCGCAGCGCCAGAACAGCACGACCCCTGCGAGCGGCACGAGCGTCACGATTAATGATACTGCTCCCACTACGGATGAGTGGAATTTAAGCCTTGCTGAAATTCTGCCATTTACTCCTAAGGGCTTATCCAAAAGTAAAAAAATTGAGAGGTTGAGTCCATGAAGAAGGTAATTTTAAGCTTATTCCTTGCGCTTGCCCCATGTGCCTGGCCGCAGGTCATCAGTGCAACTCTGACGAATCCGGGATCGGCCTACACTTCCGCGCCAGCGGTGACGGCGACGGGAGGCGGGTGCACCTCCGAGCCGACGCTCGTTGCAACTATCGATAACAATACGCATGTGGTCAACGGGGTATCGCCGACATTTGCGGGGTCGGGGTGTACATCGGCGCCCAGTCTCGGCTTCAGCGGGGGCGGGGGAAGCGGGGCTGCGGCGACGGCGGTGTTGCTGCCTTACCGCATTTTCATTCTGTCCAATGTCAATTCACTCACGGGGGCGAGTGTAACCCCTACCCCCGCATCGAACAGTTATGTTGCCTGGCAGTTTGCCTGTTACATCCTGGTGCCCAGTTCGCGCGTGCCCTTCGTTGCCGCAAAACTGTTCCCGTTCCCGGGATCGGCGCAGGTGACTGCGCAAGTCTCGCCGCCCGCCGCGATTGTGAGCGCACTGGCATCGGGGATTATTTCTGAGTACGTGGACTCGGTGCTTGTGCCAGTGAGCACGGTTACGGCGACGATTGAAGGCCTTCTCGTGCAGGCGTGCACCAACGCCCAGGTTAATTTTTCAGCCTGGAACCCATGGTCATTCTATGGCACCAGTTACAACGGCTCGACCTGGACCGTGGTTACAATTCCTTAAAAATGCGCCTCTACCCTCGCTATCCCCGCCATCTTTTTTACAGTGTTCTGCTGCTGCTCGCGGCGGGGTTGGGCGTGCTGTGGCGGGCCGTATCGCCCGCCGATGTCCGCGCAAGCAGCATCACGCAGCCTCAGGCGATGCGCGGCACTTTTGCCTCGCGCCCCGCGACCGGAGCGGTTTACTATTCGACGGATGTGCCGATCATCAGCCAGTGGCAGAATGGCGCCTGGGCCGATTGGGTTTTCGGGAACCCGGTTACGCTGCCTGCCACTACCTCTTTTTCCTGGCGCAATCAGGGTGGGGCGACGTTGACCACCAACGGGATTATGAGCGTGGCTTTCCCGGCGAGCGGAAGCGATGAGTACCGCGGGAATGAAGTGGCGCTACCATCGACGCCTTTTACCATTGATGGGTGTTTCACGGTAGCCATGAACTCTGCGCAGTTTGTGAACACCATGGGGCTGTACGATACGGATGGCACGAAGCTGGTGACCTATGGAGTGAGTCAGTTCTCGGGCGGGGCTCCGGGTGTTTACGTGGGCCACTGGACGAACGTAACCACCAGTTCAAGTTTTCCGTTCACAACCGCGACCGCTCTCTCAGCGGGAGGGCAGTATTGCCTGCGCTGGAACGATGATGGATCGGATATCAACCTTTCCTTGAGTGAGGACGGGGGATTTAGCTGGGCGCTGATGTACAGCGAATCCCGCACAACGTTTCTCACTCCTACAGACATCGGTTGGGGCGGCGATCCGGCAAACAACAAACCGGCCGCCCTCACACTGACGAGCTGGCATCAGCATTAGGCGGCAGGCGGCATGCGAATCTACCTGGGGAGTGCGAGCGCCGGATTAGGCACGATGCAACAGGTGGTCAGTACGATCACTTCAACGGAAAGCGCACGCCCGCAGCTCAACAACCCCGGGAACCTTATCTATGTGGGCCAGGCCGGGGCATCGCCAAGCTCCTACAGCTTCGTTGGGAGTGACGGCAAGACCTATTATCTGGCGCAATTCGACACGCCTGAAGACGGGGAAGCAGCCCTGGAGAATCAGATCAATCTTGACGCGGCGCGCGGCATGACGATTAGCCAGTTCACCCAAAGCTATGCGCCGGCTGGAAGCGGGAATGATCCGGCGTCCTATGCGCAGTACATCGCCGGAGCGACGGGGTTGAGCGTAGATGATTCGTTGGCGAATGCGCTCAGTACGGGGGCAGGAGCAGGAGCGGGAGCAGGGGCGGCAGATACAGGATTGGATTTGAGTGCGCTGACAGGAGCGGGAGTGGGGGATGCGGGAGTGAGTGTGGATTACACGCCCTGGATTATGGGTGCGGGGTTAGCGTTGCTGTTTCTGTTTGCGGCGCGCGCCTGAGGTTCCTCCTTTTTTCTTTTTCTTAAAATCTGAACGAAAGGTACTGGTACAGGGGTACGCTTGCGCTTTCTGTGGGGAGAAGCGTATAACAGGGCATGAATCGAAAGCCTAAGCGAGCCGCAAATTGTGAAGCAGCGTTGTGGTTGAGTGAGCCGAAGTACGAGAAACAGCCCGCCGCCGAAGAATCTTCGTGAATCCCGAGTAAATCGTGACATATGAACTTGCGAGAAAACTGAATGAGCCGAGATCGGAGAAGCAGCATTTGTGCCGAGTGAGCCGCAAGCCAAGAATCCTCGCAATCTCGGAGCGAATCGCCCTTGACGAACCAGCGAAATAGAATGAACCGAAAAGGATGAACCTGCGAAGGATCAGAGTTGAGCCGTAAGTTACGAACTATCGACTTGAAGGAGCGTTTTAAGAATCATGTCCAAAGAACCAGAAAATCCCAACCCCAACCCTAACCCTGACCCCAATCCCAAGCCGCCAAAATCCCAGAAGCCGCTGCGGAAACCGCGCGAGCCAAAGCCGCCGCAGCCGCCGCTGCCGCCGTTGCCGCTGCCTCCTGGTGAACTCTTCATCCCCATCTCGAAAGCTTCCCGCGATCTGTCCCACGCTAAAAAAATGTCTATCGCCGAAGTCCGTTACGCGGTGGATCTCTATTATCAGATTCAAACCTTCCGCCAGGCCGCAGGGTTGCAGGTGCGCGCAGCGGATAAAGCTCAAACCCCCGGCCCCGAGCCCAGCGACTTTTTGTTGTGGACATTCAGCACCATGAAGACCGTCGAGGATACCATCAAGCGCGCGCTCGATCGCTGGACGGACGATCAAATCGTGGGCCGGTGGGCTAAATCCATCGTGGGCATCGGACCCGTGATCTCGGCCGGGTTGCTGGCGCGCATCGATATGGGGATCGCGCTGCACGCCGGGCACATTTTCAAATTCGCCGGCCTGGACCCGTCAAGCAAGTGGGAGAAGGGCAAGAAACGCCCCTGGAATGCGGCGCTGAAGCGTCTCTGCTGGCTCATTGGTCAGAGCTTCATGAAAAACCGGAATCGCGAGGGCGACGTTTATGGGCACATTTACGCTGAGCGCAAGCAGTACGAGACCACGAAAAACGCCCTGGGCGATTACGCTGCACAGGCCCGGGAGAAGCTTGCCAATTTCAAAATTGGCAAGGACACCGAAGCATGGGCGTGGTACTCGGGATGCTTTCCTGGGATCATCCTGGCCGATTGGATGAGCCTTGAGGAAACCGAGCGCGCCCGCCGCGTGAAAGAGATGCGCGGGCAGCCGGGATCGGGAGTGGAAATGCTCCCGCCAGCCAGAATCGAGCTGCGCGCTGAAAGATATGCGGTGAAGATGTTTTTGAGCCACTGGCACGCGGTCGCGTTCGAGGTGAGGTATCAGAAAAAGGCACCGCGGCCCTGGATTATCGAGTTCGGCGGGCATGTGGATATGATAGAGCCGCCGAATTGGCCCATGACAGTAGACAAGCCGTTCTAGAGGAAACAGCGAAATCTGTGAGCGAGCCGAAGTTGAAGAATCTGCGTATGAACGAGAGCGAGCCGTACATTCTGAATCAGCGTACAACGAGAGCGAGCCGTACCTGTGGAACCAGCGCGCCACTTGAGAGTGAGCCGTAGGTGACGAACCCGCGTACTTCAGGAGCGAGCTTTTTCTCTCTTCCCCTGCCCTACTCGCCGTTCCAAATGTCGCCTAAGTGCCAAAGAGCGGCGTAGTCGCGGGGAAAGGAGCAGGGGAAAGGGGGTTTTTTGGGGTTGTGGGAGGGCGAATGTCGTGTTAGCATTCATTTGTGCGACTTTAGATTGTAGTGCAGCAGTGCAGAAAAGGAGGAGTAAATGCAGGCTTTTTCAGTCCCCCTCGGGGGATCTAAGACGGTTACGGCCGCTCCAGAAGACGCAGCCGGCAACCCTGGCGGGATGGCCGCAGGGAACGTGCCCACATGGAAGCTTCATGATGGCTCGACCGCGGGCATTGTGAGTATCACCCCTTCAACCGATGGGCTCTCAGCGGTGGTGCAATCCACAGGCGGGCCGGGCAGCGTGGAGATCGACGTTACCGGGCTCAATTCGGCGGGTCAGGGATTCACTTCGACGTTTGAAGTGGATGTGCAACAGGCCCCCGCAACGCAGTTCGTTTTCAGCGCATCGTAAACCGATAAACCCGATACCGGCTTTTCTATAAACCGTGAGGCGCCCGCTGTGAGCAAATCTTTCATTCGCGCCGTTGTCACCGCCGCCCGCCGCGAGCGCCTCACTTATGCTGCTTTTAACGAAGCCTGCAAACTCGCCCGCAAGCAGCTCCGCTTAACCCGGCCGCGCACTCCGCACCGCCTCCCCCAACTCATTCCCCCCGACGCCCTCGCCCGGTTCTACACTACGATCGATCGCGCCGGCAATCTCCAACATCAAATCATGCTGCGCCTGCTCTTTTACACGGCGATCCGCATATCCGAACTCTGCAACATCGAAACCGGCCACGTTTCCCTGGAAGAGTGCAAAATCTTCATCGAACAAGGCAAAGGAGCGAAAGACCGTTACATCCTCTTCCCCGAATCCTTCCGCTTGCCCCTCACCGCCCACATGCGCGCCAACCCCCGCAACCGTTACCTGTTCGAGTCCAATCGCCGGTCCCGCTATTCCGAGCGCCAGGTGCAGCGCATCGTGAAGGATTACGCGCGTGAAGCCGAGATCCCGGTGAACGTTCACCCGCACCTGTTCCGGCACCAGTGTTTGAGCTTTTTAACGCGCGCCGGATTGAGCGATGCCCAGATCCAGCTTATCAGCGGGCACGCAAGCAAGAAATCTCTCGAAGTGTACCAGCATTTGACGCTGGAGGATGTGGCGGAAGATTACCAGGCGGCGATGAGAAGGATAGGTGTGTGAAAGGGGCACACATGAGGCAATAGGTGATATTGACTTTCCGCCAACGCTGAGATACATTTCCAACCATGATCCCTTACCCCGGCTTCGACCGCGAATTGTACATCTCGACCCTCGCCGACTTAAAAATGCAGATCGGCATACAGCAGGAGTTTGAGCAATCCCTCGAACGCAAGCTCGAACAACTGCGGGAAATGGAAAACAGCAGCGGCACGCTCGCCCAGGAGCTACTCTGCATCGCGCAAATCGAGTTTCTACTCATCAGCTCCCGTCAGGTGCGCATGGGATATGAAGCGCAGGCGCGGAACATGGAGCGGATAATTGATTCTCCTCCTCCCATTTCTTTTCCTGCTCCCGCCCTCACTTTTGGCCCCGGCTTCGGCCCCCGGCTGCCCACGCGCGACGATGGCAACGTCACAACCGACTGGGCTTGCACGGCGTGCGGCGCAACCGGAAGCCTTGAGCACGCGCCGGATATCTGCTTCTCCAATGTGTGTATCCTGGTTAGGCATTCCTGCCCCCGGCAAGGCGATTTTGACGGCCTGAAGATTTCGCTTACCCTTACCCCAGCACCCATGCCCAAGGATCTCCGATGAAGCACAAACGCACAAACACCACCGTTGCCACCGCCGCCACCGCCGCCGCCAATCCCTACCCCCCGCGGCGCCGCGCCCTCCCCGTCCCCAAGCAAATCCGCTGGGCCGCGGAAGTATGGATGGACATTTTCCACGACACCCTTCTCGCCCTCCTCAACCCTGAAGCCCGGCTTGACGAGAATATTACCCGTGTAAAAATGGCGCGCACCATTGCTGATTTGGCGCTGGAAGAGTGCGAGGAGAGATGGCCGGAGGTGAGGGTGTGAGCAAGAGCAAGGGTGTAAGCAAGTGAGCAAGCGCGGCAATCCCGTATCCCGTGCCAAACGCCGATTTCTGCGCGAGCACCGTGCTTCAAAGAGGGGTTCATGGGCATGCGTGAATTGCGGTGGAAGGCATGCATACAGGGAAAGGTGCCCGGTTCAAACAAAAAGTGAGGGAAAGGAGGCTTAAAAATGCCGATGGAAATGCAGGTTTGTGCGTATTGCGCTATGGAGTGTGATTCAGGCGACACGGATTTTGTGGAGGTGGACGGCTTCCCTTTTTGCTCCCAGGAGTGTGCGGACGCTTACGCGGAGGACGAAGAGGAAGAGGACGATGAGGGTTATGAAGACGAAGATGAAGATGAGGACGAAGATGAGGATGAGGACGAGGACGAAGAATAATGAATAACATTGCCAATCCCGCGAACCCCGCGAACCCCGCGAACTCCTCGAACCCCGCGAACCCTCTCTACCATATCGATTTCGCTTCCGTCCGCATCCGCCCCGGCAAGATCGTCCTTGACATCGATCCCCTGCCCGACCGCTGCGGCTCCCTCCACATCCCGGACACCGCCCGCGAGCAGAAGCCCACCGATATCTCCCACACCGCGCGCATTGTGGCGATCGGCTACGGGCCGTTTCGCGAGTACGACACGGAAAAAAAGAAATGGCTCCCTTACCCCGGATTGCTGGCGCAGGATACCCGCCCCGGCGACCAGGTTGTTTTCCGCATGCTCATGTCTGATCTGAACCAGGGACGCATCTTTACCGATGTGCGCCGGATTGACGCGGTGATTGAGCATGCAGGCAGTTAATCAATTGACTGCCGCTCCTCCCGCTCCCATTCCCGGAATCGCCGAGGATCTTGCCCGCCAGCTCACCGGCATCAACAAAATCGACCCCATCGAAGACCCCAGCCGCTACGATTTACGCTTAAACGGCGGGGACTGGCCGATCAGCGATCCCGAAGCCCTTACGATGATCGGGATGCAGCGCATGCGCAACATCTACACCCTTACCGCCGATCTGCTCTCCCGCCGCGTACCCGGCAACTTCATGGAGTGCGGCGTGTGGCGCGGCGGCGCCGCGATTTACATGCGCAAGCTGCTTAACCTTTACGGCGGGGGTCAGGCGGATCGCTATGTGATCCTGGCCGATTCCTTTGAGGGCTTGCCTGTGATGGAAGCGCGCACCCACAGTGCCGATCATCTGGACTTTGGCTCGAACTCCGTGCTTGCAGTGAGTTTGTGGGAAGTTATGAAAAACTTTTCCTCAACCCCCGGTCCCGTCAAATGGCTTCCCGGCTGGTTTAAAGATACCCTTCCGGATTTTGGCAACCGTGGGCTTGCGCCTCTTGCCTTGCTTCGCATCGATTGTGATTTGTACGAGTCTACGATGTGTTGTTTGGAAAATCTGTACCAGTACGTTTCATCTGGCGGCTACATTATCGTGGACGATTACGCCCTTTCCCCTTGCCGCATGGCGGTTGAGGAATTCCGCAGCACGGTTTCCCTTAACGACTCCCCGTTAATCAAAATCGATTGGACTGGGGTGTACTGGCGGAAACCCTGAGTTATTCGTATTGCATCCCGCCGCTTCCTATGACAGAATAACCCCCATGAACATCCTGAAATACCTCAACCTTGCTCTCGAAGTCGCCGCTTCAGTCGAAGCCTTAATTAGCCTGTTTGCCGTCTCCGCTCCGGTCACAGGCCCGGCGATCTCCCTTGCCGTGCAGCCGGCGATCAGTGCCGTGCAAGCGGTGTTCCCGAAAGCGAACATTCCGCCCGCGCTCGTTACCGATGTGTGCGATGCTGCGGCGGATGCGATTAATGCGTACTTTAAACGGACTGGCGCTTAAACGGAACTGAGCACTGAGCATGGCGGCACACCCGGCTGATGGATCTCGCTTTTTACAACGACAATGACCCCTATTGCTGCCGATGGCTCGAAAGTCTCATCTCCGCTGGAGTTCTCCCTAACGGCGTCGTTGATTGCCGCCCGATCCAGAAAATCAAGCCAATCGAGCTCGCCCCTTACACCCAAGTCCATCTCTTCGCCGGGATGGGCGGATGGCCCTACGCTCTCGCCCTCGCCGGATGGCCCGCATCCCGCCGCGTCTGGACCGGCTCCTGTCCATGTCAACCTTTTTCCGTTGCCGGAAAGCGCGAAGGCACCCGCGACAAACGTCACCTCTGGCCGGTTATGCGCAATCTCATCCGGGACGCCGCCATCACCAAGCCTGCAACAATCTTTGGAGAACAGGTTGCGAGCAAGGCTGGACGTGAATGGTTCTCTGGAGTACGGGTTGATCTGGAAAAGCTGGGCTATGAAACGGGGTGCGCCGATTTGTGCGCTGCGGGCGTCGGCGCGCCGCACATCCGGCAAAGGCTTTACTGGGTGGCCCAGCGCAAGGGTCAGCGATGCGGGGAAAGCGGTACGCTCAACGGAAGGGGCACTGGCGGAAGTGAAACGGAAGGGTGGCCCGCAAGATTTGGGTTGCGCGGTAATGTTGACGGGCTGGCCCAGCGCACAGGCGCGGGATTACCGCAGCGGCAAAACGAAAATGGATTACGGGAACTCCCGGCCACTGAGCGAGATTGTGCAATTAGCGGGGTGGGCGTCGCCCAACGCGATCCCGGCGAACCGGGGCGGCTTGCAACGCAACCCCCAAAAAGCTCTCAACCGGAGAACGGAAGGGCACATGCTAAATCTGGATGATCAGGTGGTACTGGCAGGCTGGCCCTCCCCAATGGCGAGCACCCCAGGCACCGATTCCTACAATCCAGCGAGCAACAACGACAACAGCCGAAAGACGTCGCGGTTAGCGGGTTGGGCAACAGTACACATGGGGAGTTCTCTAACCCGCACCAAGTACGGCAAGCAACAATTGCCCAAACCCCACCCCCCGGACTCTCACGGCAATACTGGGATGCCTGGGAAGCCCTCTACTGCCTCGACCACGCTTACCGCCGCACTAAACCCGGAGTTCACCCTCTGGCTCATGGGGTACGATCCCGTCTTCCTGTCCTACGCGCCTTAGGAAACACGCTTTGCATTCCCCTCGCCGTCGAGTTCATCTGTTCTTTTCTTGAAGCGGAAGCGAATATTACGGGCGTAAAGCGGGCGTAAAGCTCTAGCCCTACCCCTTAGTTGACCGCCGCGTGCACCAGAAAGCTGTACAAATCGTCCAGGCTGATATTAATCCGGTGCGCCATCGCTGCGGCAACTTCGAGACTCGGCCGCCGTTTCCCCGCAAAAATAAAGCTGACATGCGACGGGTGCAAGCCTAGCGCCCTCGCAAACTGCCGCTGGTTTCTGACGGCATGCGCGATTTTCCGTTTGGCCTGCTCGGTGGGCGGGCGGGGCACAACTGCCGTCCCCGCCACACTCATGGCTGTTATGGCTGTTCCCGCAGTCATGCCCGCATCTTACACCAAAAATCCCCATAAATCAACATTTAGGCACATGAAACCTCTCTTACACCACTGGTAGCGTGGCACTAGCGTAGTACTTTCCTGAAAATTTTTCTTTTCGGTATGTTGACTCTCAGTCAACACTCGCGTTACTATCTTTAACCGTGACACCCAACATTCCGCCAGAAGCCATCATCGCCCAGGCCCGCGAAGAACGCGCCAGAATCAGTTTGCGCCAGGAGGTTTCTACACGAGTAAAAACCATGCTCTCAACCGCGCGGGAGAAGCTGCGCGAGGGGCAGGCGCTCACGGCTACAGGGAACATGCTTGATGTGGTTACCGCCGTGGGGAAGGTGTGTGAGGCACTGGAGTGTTTTGTACTGAGTCAGGTGGAGCAGCTCCGGTTGAACGATTCGGAAATGGCGGCGACGGCGGCGCGGCTGGATGAGGCGTTATCCCGCGCGAGTTCGCCAATCCTGCGTCCCACGCATTACAGCAGGCCCGGATCAGGCCCGGCAACGGGAGGCGCAAAATGAGCCGGCGCGCTGCAAACAATGACTACCCACCTAACGGTGCTGTCACCGCTTACCCCACGCCCCGCCCGGTTCCCAATTCCCTCTCCGGCGTGCCTTACGTAGATGCAAACGAAGACGCCGGCGAGATCCCGCTCGACCAGATTGATTCTTTCGTCGTGCCTGCCCAGGATCAGAACCACGTCTCCGAATCCGTTCACTTCCGCATTCCGCCTTACCTCAAACGTTACGCAAAAATCCTGGTCTCCTCAGGCCGCTTCCCTTATCTTGACATCGAAGACCTGATCCGCCACGCCATTCTCAGGCATATCACCTGGTTGTGCTCCATCCGTACCACTCTCCCATTTCACATCCGCATCGGGCTCGCACAACAGGCCGAAGTCTGCGCCGACGATGAAATGCGCATGCAGGTCGAGCAAGCCTTTGCCCGCACCGAGGAGCGCATCAAATACCACATGGCCCGCGGAGATCAGGCGGAAGTGATACGCCTGTTGAACATGGTGAAGCAGCGCATGGACCAGGTGCATTCGAGCGCGCGCATGAGGGAGTGGAAAGAGAGATTTGAGAAAAGTTACGGGCAGTATCTTGCGGCGCACCGCATTGCACAATTGACCAATTCAGCAGGAGTGCAGTAACCAGTAACCGTAACCCTAAACAAACCCTAAATCTCAAACCTCAAACCGTGATTCCCTTCGCCACTCTTAACGAAATCGAACCCCGCGACCTGGGCATGCCCGCGCGCTTCCCCTCCTGGCGCCCGGGCCAGCTCCCCGCTCTTTACCGCACCGCTGCTTCTCCTCACCGTTTTATCGCTCAGTGCGCCCCTACCGGCTTCGGCAAATCCCCTTACGCCGTCGCTTGCGCGCTTCTGTTCGGGGTGCGTTGTTGCATCCTCACCTCAACAAAAATTCTCCAACAGCAATACCTGAACGACTTCGCCGAATGCGGAATCACCGACATCCGCGGCCGGCACAATTACCCATGCCCCATTGCCAAAGGCGCAACCTGCTCAGACGGCCGCATTCTCGGATGCAAAAACATCGAGTGCCCGCGCACGCTCGCGCTGATCCGCGCCAAGGAATCCCAGCTCGTCATCACCAACTACGCCTGTTACATGCATTCTTACGCGCACGGCGAAGGGTTAGGCGAGTTCGGCATGTTAGTGCTCGATGAGGCGCACGGGATCGCGGATGAGTTGTGCTCCTTCCTTGAAATCACGATTGACCATGCGCAAAACGAATACATATACGGCATGCTTTCTCACCCGCCGCCTCATGCGCAGCCTTTGAAATCCTGGATTGATTGGGCGGCAGCCAGCATGCCCGAAGCCAGATCCCACCTTGACAGCCTCAAGGAGCAATCTGCATCCCTGCTCGTCATCCGCGAGGCTGACCGTTTCCTTGACACCATCAGCAAACTCGCGGTGATCGGCGAGGACTGGATTTTAGATGAGCAGCCGGGTGTATCCTGCACCTTCGCCCCGCTCTGGCCCACCGAACACGCTGAGCAACTACTGTACCGCAACATCCCTAAAATCCTCCTCCTTTCCGCGACCATCGTGCGCAAATCGCTTGACATCATCGGCGTGACTTCCTCAGACCGCGAATTTCTGGAGCAATCCCACACTTTCGACCCCAACCGCGCTCCCGTCTACCTGTTCGGCCCTTCGCGCATCGATTACCGCTCGACCGAAGGCCAGCTCGCTGAATGGATTGGCCGCATGGACATGCTCATCTCGCGGCGGCTCGACCGCAAGGCGCTCATTCACACTATTTCTTACGCGCGCCAAAAGGAAATCGTATCCCGTTCTCAGTACGCCCACTTCATCCTCGCTCCCGCATCCCACACCCTCAACACGGCAATTGAGGTTTTCCGCCAGTCACCACCGCCTAAGCTTCTCTCTTCCCCCGCTCTGACAACCGGGTACGATTTCCCCTTCCGGGACGCTGAATACCAATTCATCATGAAAATGCCTTTCATCGATGGCCGCGGCGCCATCCTCAAGGCGCGCGCCGCCTCCGATCCGGACTATCTGCCTTACCTCACCGCTCAAATTCTGGTGCAGATGTGCGGCCGGATCATGCGCGCGCCCAAAGATCGCGGCGAAACGATCATCCTTGACGCACATGCAAACTGGTTCACCAGAAAGCACCGCAATCTTTTGCCCTCCTGGTTCTCGCGGCAACTGCGCTACCCGGACGGTCCACCTATACCCCCGCCTGCGCTTACAGACGCAGACGTAACCGTAACCTAGTCCTCTTAAAACCGAAAGGAAACGCAAAGCAATGTCAACAGCACCCCGCCAACCCTCCATCGTCTCAAACGACGTTGACGATTTCGTGCAGGCCGGTTTATACCCGGGCGGCACGGGCATCGTTGAAGATATCGAGTACAAACTCTGGGATTACGACGGCAAACGGCCCCCGGATTCACAGCTCGCCGTGCGCATGATCTTTCAGCCCACGGATGGCAGCAATGAAGGCAAGCTCCTTGACAACCTTTATTTCAGCGTCGGCCCGGCTTCCGATTTCCAGCCTTCGCAGGATGGCGGATTCGTTTTTGCCGTGGGGTCGAGCGCACAATTGCGGCAAAACTCCAACTGGCATTTCTTCGCGACCAAACTGCGCGACAACTGCGGCCTGGAGCGCGGCAAGCTCAACGGCCCGAGCGGAATCAAAATTCTCAAGGGCACACAATTAACCCTCACTCGCGTCGATCAGCCGCACCGCGATATCGCCGAAGATGCCGCAGCACCCGGCGCCCCTCACATGCAAGGGCAGCAGCAGCGCACCCGCAAGCCCACCATCCTCATCCCCACCGCAGCCGTGTTTTCGTGGGATAAGGGCACCGCTGCTAGGCGCCCGGCTGCGCGAGCTGCCGCACCTGCGCCGACACCCACACCCGCGCCTATGCCCGCGCAAACCGCCGCTGCGGCACCTGTTCCCGCCTCTGCCCCCTCCCCCGCTCCTGCGGCCGCTCCCGTCAACGGCTCAGCTTCCGGTATTCCCGGTGACCGTGACAGCCTCATCACCGAGGTTCTCCGCGAACTCCTGAGCGAAACCCCGGGCAACATGCTTGAAGTCGCCAAACTCCCCAGCGCAATGATTGAGAAAATCGGTCCTGCCGGCCGCGGCATCGCCGTCAGCGCGCGTATGGAGATTCTGAAACAAGTAAAAGATACCGCCTATATTCAGTCTCTCGCCGCAGCAAACGGCTGGACCACAGACGGCGCAATCCTTTCCTTGTAATACTTGGGCAGGCTCCTGCGCACATTGAGGCGGCTTCATCAGATCCGCACATAAAGCGCCATCTGCTCAAGCGTACTTCATACGGCGTAGGAGCCTGATTTTTCAAACCGAAGCCGAACCGAAACCGGAAACGAAATGACAATCACCACCCATCCCGCCGCTCCCTTCCGCCTCCAATCCCCGCACGCCCAGCCCCGCACCTCCGGCGTCCATCTCTCCGGTATCCTGCGCCGCATGGCCCTCGCCGCAGGCAAACTCCCCGCCAAGTATGCCAACAGTGGACTTGCCGAGCTTATGCGCACAACCCCTTACACCCACGCCGGCTTTTGCGCCCCTCTCTGCAAGGCCGCTTTCGGGATGGCCTGGGAAGACTGGATCGCGCCCCACGTCTCCCAATGGGCCAAAGGCATGATCCACCAGCCCGGCGAGCTCATCCGCGATGACATCCGCGGCACCCCGGACGGCATCAGTTTTGACGATCACGGGCACCCCATCGTGCACGAGTTCAAATTCACCTACAAATCCGCCAGCCGCAATATTGAAGAGGAGTGGTTATGGCTTGCTCAAATCTGCGGCTACTGCGCGATAGTTACCACTTATTTTGGCGAACCTTGCACCCAAGCCTATCTCCATGTCGCCTATGCCATGGGGGATTACACGCGGTCGGAAACAAGCGGCCCCTGCTACCGCATTTATGCGATCACGCTCAGCCTCGAAGAAATCGAGCGCGCCTGGCAGGAAATTGTCGCCAACAAAAACGAAACCGAACCCGAAGATTGGAACAACGACTAATTAAGCGCCCATGTACAAACATCTAAGAGAGTTTTTCAAAGTCAAACAAGCTGGCAAGCTGGCCGAACAGGTTGGCATGCTGCGCCGCGAAATTTCCACACTCCGGGAGCGTAACACCGACCTGGATGCCCAAGTCCGCTCCCTCCTCGCCGCTCAACCCATCACCGTTTCCGAACGCGCCGAAATCGCCCGCATCCGCTTCGAACACACCCAGCTAATCGTGGAACAATCCGAAATCATTGTTTACATCCGTAATAATTTCTCCGACGAAATGAAGAAAGGGGCGTTTCGGGGGATGGGGGCGGCGCAGATGGTGTGCAAGTTGTTGGAGAGGCTGAAGGTGCTGGAGGATGAGGAAAGGGAAAGGAAGAAGTATGCCCGGGGAAATTAAGAACATGCCAATGAACAGCCCGGGAACCCCTAGCGCCGGGCCGGTGATGGCTTCCAGGCCCGTCCCAGCCCCTACAATAGGCACTTTAGAAGGGAATGGTGCGGTGGGGGGTGCTATGGGCGCGGGCGTGGGCGCAGGCGCAGGCGTCAAAGCCTATTTCAAACCCGTAAGCGCAATCATGCGCCCTCCCCGGATCGCCCTTTCGCTTGAAGCCCTTGATAAATGTGGTAAATCGCACTGGGCCATCATGACACCTCCCGGGCCGCTCGTTGTAGCGATGACCGATGACGGAACAGAGTACGTTTTGCGCAAAGCCAAAGCCGCAGGCCGGCCGGTTGCGGGGGTGTTGGATTTGCACTACACGCGGCCGGCGACGATCGGCAAATCCCAGGCCAACGAAACCTTGCAAAAGGAATGGCGCGAGAAGTGGGAACTGTTTAAAAACGGGATGAATGCCGTTGCCGCGGATAAAAGCATCCGGACAGTTGTGCGCGACACCGAAACGGAAATCTGGCAGCTTGCGCAGCTCGCATACTTCGGGCGCCTCACCCAGATCCCACAGCATTTGCGAACCGAGTGCAATGCGGATTACCTGCGGACCTTCCGGGTGCTGTACGGCCGCGAGGATTTAAATATTGTGCTCGTGCACCAGCTCAAAAAAGAATACAAACCCAACTCGAAAGGTGAAGCGGACTGGACCGGGAAGTACGAACGCGACGGCATGAACAAGATCGGTTTCGCGGTCGATCTGGTGCTGCGCGCCGGCTGGGACGGAAACAGGAGAAGTTTTTATACCCAGGTGCCGACTGAGCAGGCAACGCGATTTGGCGCGGATCTGGCGGGGAAGCAGTGGTATGGAGAAGAGAGCGGGTTCGGGTATCTCGGAATGGAGTTGTTCCCAGAGACGGGGTTGACGCCGGAGGTGTGGGGGTTATGAAAACGAGTGCAAGCTTAAACAAACATGATGAAGGTATGCGCCGCGCATGCTGGCCCAATCCCGCTCCCCATGGCCCCTTCCGCATAATTCAGCGTATTATTGGGGAAAGAATTGCCGTGCCCGTCACTCACTATGAAGTGAACGGCATAGCATTCCTGGTCCCTGATGGGGAACCCCTTACCGATATCCTGAACCGGGCATACGCGCTCGCAATCGCCGCTCAAAAGCAGGAAAGCGAAGAACTCGCGATCAAGCTTGCCGCAGGCGCGCTGCATGAGCTTGCCGAAGCCGCGCAGCGTATTACGGGACGGGATGGGCGGGAAAGGTAAACCGGAGACGAGGAACCGGGGAAGCTTAATGATTTACGTTGACGAACGCACCGGCTCCGTGGAACTGGCAACCCAGTTCCAATCCCATCGCGCCAAACCCGCCATCGCGCTGAAGCGGCTCCCTGCTGCGGATTTCTGCTTTTCCGGCTACGGTCCCAATGGCCCCGCGATGATTGGGGTAGAGCGCAAAACCGTCAAGGATATGCTTTCCTCAATCCGCACGGGCCGCTTTGCCGGCGAGCAGCTCCCCAAACTCCTGGAGCATTACGAGTTCCCGTTTCTCGTACTCGAAGGCGTGATCCGCACGAATTATCAAACCGGCGCCCTGGAGGAGCTCTGGGGCCGCGGGTGGGGGCCGGTCAAGCTCGGACAGCAAACTTTTCTCGCGCTTGAGCTCGAATCCTTCCTCACCACGATCGAACTGCGTACCGCCGTGCGCGTGCATCGCACTTCGGACCAGAAGGGGACTGTGGAAGACGTGATCGCTCTCACGCACTATTTTTCAAAACCCTGGGAGAGACATCACGCTCACTTCGCCTTGCACGTTCCCCCGGAAGCCGCAACCATCGGCAAGGCGAGTACGGTGCGGCGTGTAGCGTTCGCGTTGAACGGAATTGGCTGGGATCGGAGCGCGATGGTTGCGGAAAAGTTTTGCTCGGTCGCCCAGATGATTTGTTTGAACCCGGAGAAGTGCGTGGAGGAGGGGTATGCACGGCCGGCAAGGGATTGGCAGAAGCTTGATGGGTTTGGGAAAGTGTTGAGCAGGAAAGTGTGGAGTGAGTTGCATGGAGACGGGGGAGGGGGAATAGATTAGAAATGCCCCCCCAGCCGCCGCACAATCTCCTTGAAGAATTAATGGCCCGTTTCGTAGAAGAGGTTATGGTCCCTCAAATGAACGAGATTTTTGACCGGATAAGCAGCCTCCACCGCCGCTCCCATCCCCGCTCCTCTCACACCAAACCCCCCAAATCCCCATCCTCGCGCAAGGCCATGCCGTTCAACGACAATCCAAAAAAGCGCCGCCCCAATCCCGGCACCGCAAACGCTCACCCGCGTCCTGTTCCGCAACGCCTGCGGGTGACTCTTTACGATGTGCTTGAAGTGTCCCCGAAAGCGAGCGCGGATGTGATTGCTGCGGCGTACCGATCTCTTGCAAAGCGTCATCATCCGGACGTGAGCAAGAGCAAACATGCAGTGGAAGAGATGAAAATAATCAACCAGGCGTTTAGCGTGCTCAAAGATGCAGAGAGGCGCGCGGCGTATGACAGGAGTATTGGATTATGAGCAGAACACGAGTTCCCAATCCGGGTGCGGGTGTTAGCGAGGAAGTCCGCGAGCGCAACTACAAAGCGCAGAAATTTTTAAGCGTATTGCTCAAGGGGTTCGCTGGCGAGATGGAGCAATGCTATACCCACGAGGACGCTCAAGGCTTGCTTGATGCGATGAATGAGAAATTGCCGCCTGCGATCCGAGAGGCGCGGGACGCCTATGAAGCTTATGCCCCTTACCGCAGACGGCGGCGGATGGTGTCCTCCAACCGGAAAGTTGTGAACTAAATGACCATTGGAAAGTGCAGCCTATGCGGATATCAGAACGATAGCCCAACAGCACTTTGCGATCTCATCCAATGCCCACTCATGGCGGCAGAGAAGTCAAATCAAGAGAAGTCGAGTCAGGAAGACGCCGCTGTGAATCATCCTCTCCATTACGGCGGCGACACTCCGCACGAAGTCATCAAATGCCTTGCTGCCTGGGGCCTGGAGTCTGACGCATTGTTGTGGAATACGGTGAAGTACATTGCGCGCGCCGGTAAAAAGGGAAGTGCGCTTGAGGATTTGAAAAAGGCACGGTTTTATCTGGACCGGCGCATTAGGAATCTGGAGGGCTAAATGCTGGAAATTGAACAAAATGAGTTTGATCACACAATAGGGCAATTGGATCACGTTTTATCCAAACTAGTGCTATGGGGGAAGCGAGTCAAAAAAGATGGTTACCGTTATGTGACGGAACCGAATGCTCAAACTCTCAAACATCATGCGGAAGACATGATCGCTGCGGGGCAGAAAATAATTTCTGATTTGGGGATTGAGGTGCAGGGGACTCCGCAGCCCAGAGCGCGCTATGCAGGAAAGTTTTCAGAAACGAAAGCCGAAAACAGAGACCCGGAAAAAGAGTGCAAGATTTTGGAGTCCAGCGAAAATGAAGATGAAAGCTGGCTCACACCTTATTGCACTTGTACGACATCTTTCACAGTCCCGGCGCTCCCCGTGCAACCAAATCCAACTTGCCCTTTCCACGGCACCAAAAAGTGAACCGCTGCTCCCTCTGTCCCAAACTTATCTACCGCCGCCCCATTCCCCCGGACGGCCCCCGCCCCTCGCGCCTCCTCTTCCTCGGCGAAGCCCCCCACGTTGACGAGGACAAAACCGGCATCCCCTTCGCCGGCAAAACCGGCATGGAGCTCAACAACGTCTACCTTCCCATTCTGGGCCTTCCCCGATCCGAAGTCTGCATCTTCAACGCCTGCGCCTGCTCTCAACCGTCTTACGACAACCCTACCCCTGAGCAAGCTCTCGCCTGCTCCTCGGTCCACCTCGCGCCATTGCTCGCCGAAGTGCAACCGGAAATCATCATCCCCATGGGCGCGGTTGCATGCTCGCTGTTCGGCAAGATCAATCTAAACTACGATCACGGATTGCCGCGCGAGGGGCGATGGGGCGGATGGCGCGGCGTGCTGTGGCCCACCTATCACCCAAGCGCAGGCATACACGCAACAGCCTACATGATTCCGCTGATGCAGGACTTTCATGCGCTGAAGGGGTTCCTGGCGCAGCTATGAAAGAAATCGGCGGCGACATCTGGACCTTTCACACTCAAGGCTGGCCCATCTGCATTACAACCAACGGAGCCATCCGGCGCGATGGAGCTTGCATCATGGGCCGCGGCGTCGCACTCCAGGCGCGTGAACGCTTCCCTGGTATCGCTTACAGAATTGGGAACTATCTAAAAGTCTATGGCAATCATGTCCAGTTTCTTATGGATTACAACATTTTTACCTTCCCGGTAAAAGTGCACTGGGCGGATCAAGCGGACCTGGCATTGATTGAGCAGAGTGCAAACGAGCTCAAGCGCGTCCTGCTCGAAAGCTCGAAGGTTTACTTGCCGCGCCCGGGCTGCGCAAACGGTCGGCGCGATTGGATCACGGAAGTAAGGCCGATCCTTGAACGTGTGTTTCAGGGCGATCCCCGTTTTATTGTGGTGCATCGCGGGTTATGAATGAACTCGCCCTCTCCCTCGCCCACACCCTCACCCTTGACCCCTTCCCCTCCCCGGACTACTCCATCATCCGCACTCCCGCCGAACTCACCGCTTACCTTTACTCCGGCCGTGACGGATACCGCGACTCCCTCAACCCACGCCCCATCATCGCCGAAGACACCGAATCCCTCCCCGCGCCTAGCCGAGAACCCTACTGCCTCACGTTCTCCATCTGCCCTGGCACCGGGCGCCTCATCTACGTTCGCGATCACGATTTAATTGCGCGTTACCGCGACTGGCTCACCGTCTGGCACCCTCATCAACTCTTCCACAATTACCTGCACGATTCCGTAATCTTCAAGCAGCTCTCCTTACCCGTTGACCATTTCACCGATACCATGGTGCGCGCTTACAACTTATGCTTGGGCGGCGGCGGCGATGCGGAAGACGATGAGTCCCGCGCCGGCCGCGGCTTACTCAGCCTCAAAGTCCTCGCCTGGCGCCATCTGCACATGCGCATGACCAGCTTTCAGGACACCGTGCACCCGCACTCCATTCCCTACGCCCTCGCCTGGCTTGAATCCGCATGCTCTCTCCTCACCCCTGCCCCGCCGCGCAAAACCTGCACCTGCGGCCACTACCGCGACACTCATGCGCCGCGCGGCAAAACCGGCAAGGTGATGGGAGCCTGCACGCAATGCGGCTGCCCCCGCTACAAGCAAGGGAAAGTGGCGGCAAAACCCGCAGAGGATAAGCAAGCCCAGCTCCTTTACACCAAGCTCAACCGTCTCACCGACTCCCTGCGCGCGCAGGAAACAGACCCGGAAACGGGGCAGCTCATCGACCCGTGGAAGCGGTACAAAGGCTGGCACGATTGGGACCGGGAAATGCTCGAAGGCGCGCTCGGGCCAATCCCTCAACCCTCCATCGCGTATGTTCCCGAGGAGGAGTTGTGTAATTACGCGATCCGTGATGCGGATGCAACGCTGCGGCTGTATCTGTACATGCGCAGGCTCAAGCCGTGGATTTTTTACCAACGATGAGCCTTCGTATCGTACCACTCACTTTGAAGCAGGCCAATCAACTAGTGGGTGAATGGCACAGGCATCACAAACTTGCAATCGGACATCGCTGGTCAATTGGTGTGATGGAAAACAATGAGCTTGTAGGAGCCGCGATCATTGGACGTCCTGTTGCGCGCATGACTCACCCTTACGAAGTAGCGGAAGTCGCGCGTCTTGTAACAAACGGTCACCGTAATGCTTGCTCTAAATTATACGCGGCTTGTGCGCGAGCTGCACAAGCAATGGGATTTAGAGAGATTCAAACTTTCATACTGGAAACCGAAGACGGCACATCTCTGCGTGCGGCAGGTTGGATAGAAGATTTAGAACGTTCATGTGGTGGGGATTGGAACCGTGTATCCCGGAACCGTAGCAAGAACCAGCCACAAGGCCCGAAGCGCAGGTTTTTCAAGTTGCTTAATTAAGCTCATTCTCAACTTTCTGCGACCCCCACCCCACCGCCGGCACCTTACTTCCCTCACACCTCTTCCTTCTCCCCTCCCCCACCTTCGGCGGGTAATGCCTCACTGGAAACCTCCTCCAATCCCCCTCCGTAAAGCTCGCTACCGTCCCCATCACCTTCCCACACACCACGCACGCCCCCCTCAGCCTCATATCCCTCGTCAACGCCCACGGCACAGTAACCTGCAACTCCTGCGCCTGCCGGATATCCCATGCCTGTTGCTCGTTCACACTGTACCCATGCAGCAACACATGCCCCAGCCCTTTCTTCGCCACCCAAACCGTGCGCAAAAGCGTGATACTCTCCAGCCTTCGATCACGGCACAACTGTCTGACGCGCGATTCCGAAATGCCCAGCTTCACCGCCGCCTCTTTCACGGTGATATAGTTCTCCCGGATATCGCGCTTCAACAGCAGCGCATCAAGCCGCTGCTTATCTCTCTGTGTAAAAACACCTCTCGGCACTTCTCCACACCCCCTCTTTTTTACTGCGTAATAGTCGCAGAACGTGAAACGCGAAAATGCACCAAAATCTTGAAAGTGGGTGCGTCTGGGGCCTTTGAAGGGCTAGTGACTAACCCCTCGCACGCCCCAGACGCACCCATAATAATATATTGAAAATATTCAAAAATCAAGGCCATCGTCAATGTTTACGGGCCTTGCAAGAAAATATTAGAGGTATCCGTAAGTTGTTGATATTGTCCCCCCTTAGAGAGTACATCTGATCCTTAAAATTTTCTTGCACTCCCACAAGATAATAAGGTATAGTGAGTGTCAACAAAAAGAAAAAGGAAGCTCATGGCAAAGCTTGTTCAGGTGTGGATTGAAGATGAAGTGTGGGGGCGTCTGAGCGCCGCCGCAGCAACTTTAGGACAATCCCGGCCGGCATTCATTCGAGCACTGTTTGAAGAGAGCAAGGATATCGAGCGGCTGCTTGATGAGCGCAAGAAGCAAATCGCTGAGGGTACGGTGTTCTGGCGCGAGCGTGCGTTGATTGCCGAGGAAACGGTTAAGCAGGATGTTGCGCCGCTCTCCTGGAGCGCGTGCGCAATTTGCAGAGGGAGGCAATAGTCATGCAGGGCAATCTCGACGCCTGCCAGCAGAGATATCGCTCTCTATTGAACCGTCTGAAGGAAAGCGAGAAGGTGCCCGCTTGATCTCCGCAACCGACACTCCCAACATTCTCCGCGTTTCCTTCCCGGTCGAGGTTTCCGATTCCCGACAAATGGAAGTCGTATGCTTCGTGCGCGCCGAATCGAGCGGCATCGGCATTTACTATTCGCACCACCAATGGCGCCGCCGCGCTACCCCTGGCGGCGTGTGGGAGGACGAGAACTCCATGCGCCTCAGCATGACGCCGCAACTCGAAACCCAGATCCTTGCTTCAGTGCCAAATGAAATCTGGTCGGCATTCGCGCGCACGGTGCGCGTGCTTCCCGGGGATGTAGGGGCAAAGATTTCTATGATCTCATTTGAGGTGCCGGCGCAAGGCATGCATTCATGAGCACGTTCTGCCAAACCCTCATCTCCGCTCTCTGGCACGAGCACCATACCCGCGTCATCGATGAGCGCAGCGATTACGAATCATTGCGCACGGCCGTATACGAATTGCGCCGCATGACCGGGTTGAGCCTTGAGCAGCTCGCCGGGCGTCTGGGCATGTTCCCTCATCAGTTGCGCCTGATCGAAAAACGCGGCTCCCCGATTGAGATTGCCGATGTTGAGCGCATGAAGTTGATTGCCTGGCAGTTCTCGCTGTTCAAACTGTGGCAATACTTCGATAAGGAGATCCTGGCCCTGCGCGACCGTCTCAAACCCAATCGCCGGAGGAAGCTGAATGCGTCCTGATCCTGAGCGTAATCTCGCTGTAATCGTTTTTGCAGTATGGTTGACTATTGCCGTGCTGTCGCTCGTCGCTTTCTGTTTTTACGCTGCGGCGCAGGATTTGATTCAGGCTTACTCCTGCCTCGCCCTTGGAATCTTCGGAGTCGGCGGTGCGGTCGTGTGCATTCCCGCCCTGCTTAAGCGCAAGCACACCCACACCCGGGAATATGATGCCTGATTCCGCGGAAAAGGAAATCGTGAACTTTCTGGCAATGCTCGAAGCCGCAGACACCGACGAATCCGCGCTCATCCATGAAGCCAAGCAGCGCGCCGCAAATCTGGAGCTCGAAAACGTGCGCCGCGAAGTGCTCGAACTGGAGCGGCAGAAACGGGAAATGCTCGCCAGCCTAACACGCCCACACTCACGCCCACACCCGCGCTCAATTGCGCGCCCCAGGACGCATCCGGCACCGGGACGCGGTAAACAGTCACCCGCGCGCAACAAACGCGCCCAGCCTCGCAGAAAAGGCAAATAAGATGCGTACAGACGAAAACCGCAACCCCACTGCATTCACCACGGATCTAGCAAAAGAGGCAAGGTTGATCTTGGGTGTGGATTACGTGCAAGGCACAGGGTTCCTGGCGGGGTCCAATCCCTATCCCTACTACACAGCTCACATTCTCGGCGATCCGATCGACGTGACCCGGCGCCTGATTGATGCGGTGACTTTCTACACCCACGCCGGCTCCCCGCGATGGACGTATATTGCGCTCCCTCAATGGGCCTGGAAGCAACTCAACCCCGTCGATGTCATCGGCTATATGTACATGCGCGAAGGGGGCAGGGAGATGCGGCACC